GGAGACTTTACAGATGAGCTCAACCCAGCATTACCGGATGTTTCTGATGCGTATGCGGCCAGAGGTCAGGCAGCTGCTTGACCTGGCTGCAGACGAGCAGCGCCGCAGCCGCACGTCGATCCTTGAGGAGCTGATCGTCGAGGCCTACGGCAAGCGCTACGAGACCGCTGAGAACCGGCTGAAGCGGCTTCTCGGCAGCGCATGAACGGCAGGGGTAAGCGCAACAAGGGCGCAGCTGGTGAGCGTGAGCTCGCCGCCCTGCTCTCTGACGAGCTCGGGTTTGTGGTCAAGCGCAACCTGGGCCAGGCCCGCGACGGTGCTGACGACCTGACCGTGCAGCAGTTCCGCATCGAAGTGAAACGACAAGAACGATTACAGGTGGACAAATGGAGCGAGCAAGTGGAGGCCTGCGCCCAAGCTGGGGAGATCCCGGTGCTGGCGTACAGGCGCAATGGGCAGCCGTGGCGGGTCTGCCTGCAGTTGAAGGACTTCATTCCGATGATGCGCGACCAGCTGAAATGAGCTGGCACTGGGTGGTCAAGCAGCTGCAGGGTGAGCGCACGGTGCTTACAAAAACCGGCGGCAGGCTGGTCATCAACATGGGTCTGAACGGCAAGGCTGCAAAGCCGGTGCGCACTGACCTGCGCAAGCTGGTGATCGAAACCTTGACCGACGTTGGCGAGCTCTCGACCCAGGAGCTTTTTGAGCATGTCTGCGAGGCCGACATTGAGATCAACAAGGAAGGGCTCTACAGCGTCCTGCGAAAGATGATGGCGAAGGGTCAGGTGCAGATGCGCAACGTGCCGCGGCCTGACAACTTCGGGAAGGGTATGAGTCTTTGGAAAGTTTGAAAGGAAAAGTCAATGAACCAAAACAGATTGCTGATGCCGGTCATGCCTGAGAAGAAGCGCAAGGCAAAGAAGGTCGTCACTGACGACACCCCCTCGGTCTGGAATCCCGAGTGGAAGTACACGTCTGCAGAGAAGACCGATCTAGCTAAGAAGTTTCGTCGAATGCTGCGCGAGCAGAAGGCTGCAGCTGCGGCCAAGGTTCGCCGGATCAAGTGACGTGTCGGCATTGCGAGCGCCCTCACCCGCCGGCAAAGACTGTGATGGTCGACGGCGTGGAGCTCTGCACTTACAGCGAGGCCTGGCGTTTTGAGTGCGAGGTGCGCTGGGCTTTGAAGCTGCCGGACAAGGCCAGGAAGCCCAGGATCACCAAGCTGGATTACCTAAACGGCGTCGAACAGCAGCGCGGCACCGAGGCAAGAACAAAGCTGCGAAACGAGATGGTCAGGAGATACAAAAAATGAAAACACACAAGCTGTTGGACACATTGAAGCGCAAGTTCAATCTCAAGAACGACGTGGCCCTGGCGCGGTACCTGGGCGTGCCGCCGAGCTCGCTGTCGAAGATGCGCTCCGGTATGCCGGTCAGTGCCGAGCGCATCCTGCAGATCCATGACGCGACCGGCTGGGAGATCAAGCGCATCAAGGGGCTGCTATGAACACCAAGTTCTGCACCAGCTGCCAATGCACCCGAGAGCTGGAAGGCGGCGTCTACAAGCGCGGCAAGACCACGGCCAGGTGGATCTGCAAGCCTTGCGTTGAGAAGCGCTCTGAGAGCCCGTACAGAAATCATTCGGGGCGACTGACGCCTGACCAGCACGTCAGGAATTTGACTTCACATCTGCGGTGGCCGTGATGGCGATCGCACTGTTTGGTGTGCTGCTGATGACTATCGGCGGCTTACTAGGGCTTGCTGCGATGGGGATCTGGATTGCGCTCATTGCTGGCGAAGATGAGGCAGATTGGAAGTGAGCGCCGTGCCTGACAACATCGTGCAGTTTACGCTGCCCAAGAAGCCGCGGATCAAGGAGAAGGAGCCGGCCCCGGATCAGCGCAAGCTGGCCATTATGCCGATTCGCGCCTTGACCGACCGCGAGCTCTCGGACATCGCCGTGCGCATCTTGGGCATCCTGTGTTCGTACACCAACCGCGCAGGCCTGACCTGGGTCAGCCAGACCAAGCTGGCCAAGGACATGGGCGTGACCAAGCAGGCCATCAGCAAGCAGATGGTCAAGCTGAAGGCCAGGGGCTACGTCGAGGTAGTCAAGAGAGGATTCCGCGGCGAGCGCACCGACACCATCCGCGTGGTGTTCGATGAGTCGATCGACGCGGCAACAGCGCTGGCAGTCACCAGCCGGCATGAAGACAACCGCTCACCTGCATTGAAGGAGATAGACATGCGCAAAGAGCAAGAACTGACGCCAGACCCTGAAGGCCTGAAGAAGATTCAGGACATGATCAACGGCGTCATCAAACCCGTCCAACCACCAGCAAGGAGTTATCAAATGCCCAAAGAAGACACCGTCACAGTGGCAAAGATGAAGAAGCAAATCGCTGCCAAAAAGGCATCAGGAAGCGGTCACATAGTCAACCCAGAGGTTGTCAATGCAGAGCCGTCACATAGTCAACCAAAGCCTGTGGATAACCCGTCCATTGACAACCACATGGACAACCGTATGGTTGACCCAAACGAGGAAAGAACGAGTATAGGTATAGATATAAAGGTATTTCTTAAAGATATTGATTTAGGTTTACTTAAGGTTCTGGACAACCAGTTGTCGAAAGAACAGCAAGCAGAGACATTGCTCAAGTTGCAACAGCGCTGCCGGGCTGAAGGCGTGTCGATGCCGACCGGTGTCGACCTGGTCGAGGCCGTGCTGGTGCTGCAAGCAGACAGCCTGTGAAACCACGATGCTGTTTCCGCGGGTTCTAAGGCACCTACAAGGCGCGATCATGGGTCAGGCAATACGCAGACATGGGTCAGGCAGGAAAACGGCTTGTAGCGCGTTCTGTGAGGTCTGTCCAAAACCCATACGTTCGTCTGCGTGTTGGACGTGTACGGCAGGCAGGGGGTGTGCTGACGTGTCTGCATCTGACCGGAGCTCGAGGCCTGCGGTTTTGCAAACGCATCCGGTTGCCAGCTTGGCATGTTCGTTGTCAGAAAGGCACCCTTTCCCCCCTCCCCCACACGGTGGCGTTGCGGGTGCCTGACAAAAATTTTCCCTACTTTTTCATGGAGGTTGGTATGGCTTATGAGATGAGACCTGGACAAGGCTCTGCTTTCAAGAACGACAAGAAGACGGAGGACTGGCACCCGGCGTACCGGGGTCGGATCATGTTGCCGGATGGGTCGGTGCATTGGCTGGACGCGAGCCCGAAGAAGACGAAGGCTGGCGAGACCTGGTTGGCGATCAAGATCGGTTCTCAGGTGGCCGGTGGTGAGCCGTCTGCGCATAACCAGGCGAAGGCGAATGGCTACCAGCCGCAGCCGTCGAATGACGAAGACATCCCCTTCTGATGGCTGCGAAGAAACAATCCAACGTGGTGCCGCCCTTGACCAACTGGGGTGGTACTCGCTCGATTCAGCGTCGGTTGGAGCGCTCAAACACCTTGATCCAGAACCGTGAGGCTGTGTCTTACGCTTTGCTGTGCATGGCCAATACCAAGATCACGGACATTATGTCCTGGGATGAGGACGGCAACGTGAAGGTCAAGGCGGCGCACCAGATCCCTGAACACGCTTTGCAGGCCATCAAGAAGGTCTCGGTCAGGACGGACAAGGAAGGCAACAGCTTTTTGGACATCGAGCTGTACGACAAGGTCGGCGTGCTGCGGTTGCTGGCAAAGGCGTCTGGCTTGCTGGACAACCCGGATGAGAATGACAAGCCGTCTGTGATTGATGTGAACGTGGTGGCGCCGCCATCTGGCGAGCAATGAGTCTTTGGAGGAAACGTGGCAAGAACGAAAGAACAATCGGACAAAGCAGTCTCGGGCGCAGGCCTGAACCTGGACTTCTCACAGAGCCCAGTGATTTACGACTTCATCCAGAGCAACGCCTTTGTGCAGGGTCTGATGGGGCCGGTGGGCTCGGGCAAGTCATACGCCTGCGCGGCCAAGATCTTCCTGAAGGCCATCAAGCAGAAGCCTTCCCCGATCGACAACATCCGGTATACCCGCTTTGCGGTGGTGCGAAACAGCTACCCAATGCTGAAGACCACGACGATCAAGACCTGGCTGGATCTGTTCCCTGAAGCCACGTTCGGCCCGATGCTATGGACGCCGCCGATCACGCATCACATCCGACTGCCTGCCCGTGGGGATGCCACCGGTATCGACTGCGAGGTCATCTTTCTGGCGTTAGACCAGCCCAAAGATGTGCGCAAGCTGCTGTCGCTTGAGCTCACCGGTGCCTGGGTAAATGAGGCCCGCGAACTGCCCAAGGCGGTGATCGATGGCCTGACCCACCGGGTCGGACGCTACCCGACCAAGCGTGACGGTGGTGCTACCTGGCACGGCATCTGGATGGATACCAACCCGATGGATGACGACCACTGGTGGCACAACATGGCCGAGAAAGAGAAGATGACCGGCCCGTATGCCTGGCGGTTTTGGAAGCAGCCTGGTGGCGTCATGGAGGTCGACACTGACCACCTGCCCGACAACCCCGAGGCCAACGACCACGTCTTCTCTGCCGGCAAGTGGTGGAAGGTCAACCCGCAGGCCGAGAACATCAACAACCTGCCAGGCGGCTACTACCCGCAGATGCTGCTGGGTAAGAATCTGGATTGGATTCGCTGCTATGCCGGCGGTCTGTACACCTATGTCCAAGAAGGTCGACCGGTCTGGCCTGAGTACGAAGACTCAACCATGTCCGGCGACACCGAGGTTGAGCCTGGGGTGCCGATCCAGGTAGGTCTCGACTTTGGTCTGACGCCTGCGGCCACGATCGGCCAGCGCCTGCCCAACGGTCGCTGGCTGATCCACCATGAGATCGTCACCTTCGACATGGGTCTCGAGCGGTTCGGGATGCAGCTCTTGGCCGAGCTCAACCAGCGGTATCCGAACCACCAGGTCATGCTCTGGGGCGACCCGGCAGGCATGGCGCGAGATGCCATCTACGAGGTCACCAGCTTTGAGTTTCTGCGCACGCTGGGGCTGCGAGCTCAACCGACAGCCAGCAACGACTTCAAGGTGCGCCGGGAGGCCTCTGCCGCCCCGATGCAGCGCCTGATCAACGGCAAGCCTGGGTTGATCGTCAACCGCAGCTGCAAGCTCCTGCGCAAAGCCTTGGGCGGTGGCTACCACTTCAAGCGCGTGGCGGTCGGCGCAGGCCAAGAGCGGTTCAGGGATGCGCCGAACAAGAACGAGCACTCGCACATCGGGGATTCATTCGGCTACCTGATGCTGGGCGGCGGCGAGTACAACCGGATGACCCGCTCGCTTTCTTACGGTGCCGCACCACCCAAGCCGGTGACCGCGAGCATGGAGTTCAACCCGCTTGATTGATATATCCAGCTGATATCAAAGCGCCTTGTATATGACCAATTTCCAATAGAATCTAATGCTATATGGACGACAACATCGAGATCGATC